GCCAGACTCTAGGTCGCTTCATTGAAGCTGCAGGATTTAAGGATTCTCAAGAGTTCTTCAAAGAGATTCCACCAGAGCTAGAACAACAGATTGCTAATCCACAGCCACAGCAACCGCCAGTAGACCCAGCAGTACAGGCTTACATGGCTCAAGCACAGGCTCAGATGCAGATTGACCAAGCTAAAGCTCAACAGCAGATGGCTCTAGACCAACAGAAAGCTGAGTCAGATATGCAATTGGCAATGGCTAAGGCACAGGCTGAGATTCAGTTAAAGCGTGAGAAAGCCCAAGCAGATTTAGAATTAAAGACAGCAGAGTTCCAAGCAGAAGCCCAGTTAAAGGCTATGACCATTGGAGCAGGTATTTCTAACACCCCTAACATCCCTAATCTATGAACAAAGCTGAAAGAGCTATAGTTTTACTAAGTGATGAGTTTTTCATGGGTATTGTGGAAAACCAAAAACTGTTGTATAAAAACAACATATTCAATAGTGCTGAAGATGATGTGGACTTACGAGAGAAGTCTTTAGTCAAATACAGGGCTATTGAGGAGCTTTTAAGCTCAATCCAAGCTATCGCTGATGATAAGCAGATTGAGAAGAAAAAGTGGAAGATTCTTTAACTACCTAAAAGGTAAATACAATGAGTGATAACACCAATCCGCAAGGAAGTGTAAGTGTAAACGAAGCAGCTAGTGCATTTTTGTCTTTGATGGACTCACCTACTGAGGAAGCTCAGGCTCAACCAGAGGTAGAGACACAAGAACAGGAATCTGAGGAAGTTGAGTATTCAGCCGAATCAGAAGATGGTTCAGAGGACTACACAGATGAAAATGCAGAAGAAACTGAAGTTGAGGAAGAAGTAACCGAAGAACCTCAAAAGTTCAAAGTCAAAGTAGACAATGAAGAAATAGAGGTCACCTTAGAGGAACTTCAACAAGGCTACAGTCGCACAAAAGATTACACAAAGAAAACTCAGGCTTTAGCAGAGACTCGTAAAGCGGTGGAAGCCGAAAAAGCGAGAATTGAAGAAGCCAAACAGTTGCGAGACACTTATGCTCAAAGACTTCAAGTAATTGAACAGATGCTCAATCAGCCTGCTGACAATGAGAATCTTGCTGAATTAAAGGAGTCAGACCCAATTGGCTATGCCATCAAGGTCGCTGAGAGAGCAGAGAGAGAAAAGCAATTGCAAGCAGTTCAAGCTGAAAAACAGCGTATTGCTCAACAGCAACAGGCAGAACAGCAAGAACAGCTAAAGAATCATTTAGCCCAAGAAGCAAGTAAGCTCAAGGAGTGGATTCCTGAGTTTAGAGACGAAGTGAAAGCAGACATAGCTCGCAAAGAGATTAAGGCTTATGCCAAATCTATTGGTTTTACAGACCAAGAACTAGCGAATGTTTATGATGCCAGAGCAGTCCAAACGCTTTACAAGGCTATGCAATACGAGAAGTTAATGAAGGGCAAGACTGTGGCTACTAAGAAAGTTACAGAAGCTCCTAAGACTCTCAAGGCTGGTGCATCTCAACCACAGGGAACATCAGAGCAAGAAGCAATTAAAAAGCAGTTCCAGAAACTTCGCCAATCTGGCAAGAAACAGGATGCTGCGAAACTATTTGAAAAATTTATTTAAGGAAAAGAAATGCCTACATATACAAAATATGACGCAGTTGGTCAGCGTGAAGATTTAACAGATGTTATCTACAACATCTCTCCAACAGATACACCAATCATGTCATCTATTGGTAAGACCAAAGCTACTGCTGTAAACCACGAGTGGCAAACTGACAGCTTGGCTGCTGCAACTACTGCTAACGCTTTAGTTGAAGGTGCTGATGCTACTTCTGCTACTTTGTCTCCAACAACTCGCTATGGCAACTTGACACAAATCGTTGGTAAGACTGTTCAAGTTTCTGGCACATTGGAAGCTGTAGACAAGGCTGGTCGTAAGTCTGAGAAGGCTTATCAATTGGCTAAAGGCTCTGCTGAAATCAAGCGTGACATTGAGACTATCATTACTGCTAACCAAGCTAAGGTTGCTGGTGACGGTTCTTCTACAGCTCGCAAGATGTCATCATTGTTGTCTTTCATCAAGACAAACACTTCAGTAGGTGCTGGTACAACTACTGCTGGTGCTGACCCTACAACTATCGGTGTTTCAGCTCGTGTTGATGCTGATACAACTCGTACTTTCACAGAAACAATGTTGAAAGAAGTTGTGCGTGAAGTGTTCAGCTCTGGTGGTACACCATCAGTATTGTTCGTTTCTCCAGCATTGAAGCAAACTGTTTCTGCTTTCACAGGTTTGGCAGCTACTCGTTACCAAGCTCCTGTAAGCGGTCAAGCAACAATCTTGGCTGGTGCTGACATTTATCAGTCAGACTTCGGTCAAATCAGCATTGTTCCTAACCGCTTCATGCGTACTCGTGACGCTTTGTTGTTAGACCCTGAGTATGCAGCGTTGGCTTACCTTCGCCCATTCCAGACTAACGACTTGGCTAAGGCTGGCGATAGCGAGAAAACACAAATCTTGGCTGAATTGACTCTTGAAGTTAAGAACGAAGCAGCTCATGGTGGCGTGTTTGACTTGAACGCAGCTTAATAGCTAGTGTAGAATTGGGGGTGGGGAAACTCACCCTCAATTTCTTAGGAGAGCAACTTGTCTATATTAGGCAAACTCAAACAAAATCAGAATGTTTATGCAGACGGTGATGGTGGTCTTATCATTGAGACCAAGGTTGATTTAAGCCAAATCATTGACATAAACAAACAAAAATACAATGAAAGAAGCGAAAAGACAGGATGGGGTACAGATGTACTAGACCCTAGAAATCATATCGCTACTATCCCTGACATCATCATTGATGAATTGAACAAAAAAGGTGTAATGCGTGGCTATGCAGTCATTGACAAAGATGCCTTTAGACGATTCTTAAATGACCCAGACAATAAGGTCTGGAGAACAAGGGGTGGAAATGTATAAAGTAGGAATCTGTATCCCTGCAAGGGGGCAAGTAGAAGTAGGAACTGCCTTTGATTTGGCAGCTTTGGTGAACTATACAAACAAGAACTCAAAGATAGAGGTCAATCTCTATACATCTATGGGTACTTTGATATTTGACCAAAGAAACAATATGGTTCAATCAGCTCTAGATGATGGATGCACCCATGTCCTGTTTATTGATGCAGACATGAGATTTCCTAAAGACTCATTGATTAGACTTATCGGACATAACAAGGCGATAGTCGGAGTCAATGCAACAACTAGAAGCGAACCTGTAAAACCTACAGCAAAGACCTTGGAAGTGAATGATGACCATGTGGTATGGCATCCAGTATTTTCTAAGGGCAAGACAGGAATAGAAGTGGTTGATGGCATTGGCTGTGGAGTTATGCTGATTGATGCCTGTGTATTTAAAGATTTAGAGAAGCCTTGGTTCTACTTTGAGCAATTACCTCAAGGTAAGATTCTTGGCGAGGATATTTACTTCTGCATTAAGTCGGCTGACATTGGCTTTAAGACTTATGTAGACCACGACTTATCCCAAGAAATTAAGCATATTGGTACTTATCAATACGGTTGGCATAATATAGAAATGGATTAATTATGGCTTTTACATCATATTCGGACTTAAAGACTACGGTAGCTAACTACCTTGGTCGGTCAGATTTGACTACTCAGATTCCTGACTTCATCCGATTGGCTGAGACTCGTCTTGCAAGAGAATTGAGAACTCGTCAAATGTTAAAGTCAGCTACGACTTCTATGACAGGCGGTGATTCCAAGATTGCCTTGCCGACAGACTTCTTAGAAGTGCGAGATTTATATATTCAGGGTAATCCCAGAGTGCCTGTATCTTATCTGTCACCTAGTGCCTTCACAAGAGATGCTAGGGCAGATGAGTCTGGCAAGCCAGTTTATTACACAGTATTAGCTTCAGAGTTCATGTTTGCTCCAGTAGCAGATGGCACTTACACACTAGAGATTCTCTACTATGCCAAGCCACCTGTATTGTCAGACAACAACTCAAGCAATGTCTTTTTAGCCAATTACTTTGATGCCTTGCTATATGGCTCATTGGCTGAAGCAGAACCATACCTAATCAATGATGCCAGAGTGCAGATGTGGATTAGTATGTACGACAGAGCAGTAAACAATATCAATGAATCAGACGAAGGCTCAGAGTATTCTGGAGTGCCAATCGTAATGAAATTAACAAGCAGATAAGGAATAATCATGGCTGAAATGTCAAACTACCTAGAGAACGCAGTTATCAACGCTGTTCTACGCAATACATCTTATACAAGCCCAGCGACAGTTTATGTAGGCTTGTTTACTTCTGACCCTACAGATGCAGGCTCAGGTACAGAAGTATCAGGTGGCTCTTATGCTCGTACTGCTGTGACTTTTGGCTCACCATCTAACGGTGTAACCACAAACTCTGCTGCGGTTGAGTTCCCACAAGCTACAGACAACTGGGGTACTGTAACTCATATTGGTATCCATGATGCTTCTAGCTCTGGTAACTTGCTATTCCACACAGCTTTGGATAGCTCAAAGACTATTGAAACAGGCGATATTTTCAAGATTGCAAGCGGTAGCCTTTCAGTAACATTGGCTTAAACCATGCCTGCGGATATTCAAAGTCCGTTTAGCCTAGAACAGCTAGACCTATTTAGCACAAGCATAGATGGTCTGGCTTTCTCTTTAGATAGCCCTTATTACAATGAAGCTGGCACTTGGATTTACTATGGTGATGGCTCTGTTAGCTCAGAAGCTACAGTCAATGCCAATGGTTACAGGGATAGATTTGGTGCAGGAAGCATTAGCGGAACTG